CTAGCGATCAAATCAAAGCAGCTAATGATTTTAGTGAAGCAATGGCAAAGCTAGGCTCTGACACTAATACGCTAAAGCAGCAATTGGTAGCGCAGCTAATACCTACATTTAATGATTTACTCAAGGCATTCACCGATACTGGAAAAGAGGCCAGTGAAGCTGGCAACAATGTTAAGCCGTTTGCGGATGCGATGGAATTTATTCGTCAAGAAATTAAAAGGACGGTAGCCGATACCCTAACGCTTGCAAGTGGATTTTCTCAGTTATTCACATTCATAGGCGGATACGCTAAAGTTTCCGGTCAATTACTTAAAGGTAATTTTGATGAAGCTAAAGCAATAGGCGCTTCGGTTAGAGCAGAGATTGAGGCCACTAGTCAAAAGTATGATATTTTAAAACAAAAGGCGTTATCCGCTGGGGATGCTGGGCGTGGCAAGGGGTTTGCTGATCCTCGGTTATTGAATTCGCCTGCTGAAAAACCAGTACTTCCATTTAGCGGTATCAAAGATAAAAAAGAACCAAAAGCAAAAGCTGAAACAAACAAAACAAGCGAAGCTGACCGATACTTAGAGGCTTTGGAAAAGCAAATTCAAAAAGTTCAACATTTAACTGAAGTAGAAAAGTTAAGAGACGATATTGCTAAGGGTCGTATTGCAGGCATTACAAAAGAGCATGAAACAAAGATGCTGGCAGCGGCTATCGAGATTGATACGATTAAGCAATACGAAGACGGCATCAAAAAAGCATCTGAAAATGAAATCAAAGCGAATGATGCACGTAAAAAAATAGCTGAGGAAAACACCAAAAGATTACAGGATGAGGCTACTCTAATAGAGGGCATTCGTCAATCAATGTTGACTGATGTTCAAAAGCTAGAAGAAGAACAGATCAAGTTAAATGACTTGATGCAAACCGTCGAAACGGTAGAACAGTTTGAAATCCTACTGCAAAAGTATGACGAGCTAGGGGTGAAAATTGTAGAGCTTAAAAAGCCAATATCTGAATGGGAGGAAGCTGCAAAGCAAGCTGCTGACTCATTAGTTAGTGGGCTAGCTAATGCCATTGTGCAAGGTAAATCACTTGCTGACGTGTTTAAAAACGTAGTTAAGCAATTAGCGGCAATGATTTTGAAAGCATTGATTTTCAAGGCATTAGAGTTTGGAGTGAATGCATTAGTCCCCGGCGCTGGTACTGCGATATTCGGGAAAGCAGGCGGTGGTAACGTCAATCAAAGCACGCCATATTTAGTGGGTGAAAAAGGCCCTGAGTTATTTACGCCTTCACAATCTGGACGCATAACTACCAATAGCAATATGATGAAAGACACGGGCATGGGTAACGACAGCGGCAAAACGAACGTCTATAATATAAGCGCTGGCGGTGTAAGTCGTGAAGAGTTTACAGCCGGCCTTAATCGCACACAAGCAGGGGCTGTAAGCGATGTCCGACAAAACAGATTACGGAGACGCGCCTAATGACAACTTATGCATGGCCTTTTAAACAAGGTTTTATGCCAGAGCAAATGAACTGGGGCGCTGAAAACCGCACGATTAGTACAGAGTCTATTTTGTCAGGCTCTATACAGACTAGCGGCGTGCCCGGTAAGCGCTGGAAAGTTGGCATGCAAATCCCTGCTAGTTCGTACACCGATAGAACGATTCGTATGGAGCTAGAAGGGTTTTTAGATCGCGTGGCAGGCCGCGAGCATCGTGTAACCCTATGGCATATGGGGCGCAAGGGGATAGGCGGGTATGGCTATCCTATGGGGACAATCAACCAAACTGGAATCACTGCGGATGCTAGTGCTTCACAATTTGCCACAACGGTAACGCTGGCTGGGTGTGGAGCTAATAAGACTTTACACGCTGGTGATTTTTTTAGCGTCAACGGGCAACTGTTTATGAACCCTGAAACAGTTACATCTGATGGATCCGGTGTAATGGTTATTCCAAAGGTAACACGGCTTCGCGCTGCATTAGGTTCAGGACAGGCAGTAACAGTCGTTAGGCCAACAGCTACGTTTGTTTTGGATAGCAATAGCTGGACATCTGGCTACGCATTAGGCGCGAATCAAACCATTGGCCTTGACTTCACTGAGGTGTTTGTTTGAGCCGTCCAAATATCCCCGTTGAATTGCCCGCTGTACTTGAACAAGACCATGTCGAATTTTTCATGCTTTGCAAGCTGGAATTTGACTCTGCTACTGTCTATATTAGCGGGTGTGATTTTGACGTTGAATATGACGGGCAAATTTGGAGTAGCTTGCGTGGGCTAGGGCAGATTGATGCCATTGTAGAAAGTGGCGACGAGATACCCGGCATTAATTTAACATTGTCAGGTGTACCAAACGAATCCATTGTCCACGCTCAGACTGAACAATATAGAGGCCGCAAAGTAACGCTATTATGGGTTTTCTTTGATGGCGATATTCCACGGGTAGACCCTGCATGTTGGCAGGGCAGAATGGATATTCCAATAATCACACGCGGCGCGGATACCTGCACAATCCAAGTTACCGCTGAAAACAGAATGATCGACTGGCAGCGCACGCGCGGACTTTTATTCAACCATGCAGACCAACAGCGCGTATTAGAAGGTGATAACTTTTTCCTAGGCATTGAAAGCATGGTAGAACAAGAAGTCACATTGTTCAAAGCTGAAACATTTACGGGCGGTGGTTATGGCGCTGGCAATCTGACTGGCGGCGGTGGCGTGAGTAATTTACTACCTGAGACACCGCCTTCAGGCGTTACTTATAACGTAGACATCATCAATGCTTATCGTGAATACTACGGGCGTAGACCTGATATTGATGGTTACAAAGCATTTAGTGAATCTGGTTTATACGGTAGTGCTTTGATGATAGCTATTCTTGCGGCATCTGCACCAAGCGGAATAGATTATGATGCTGCTATCGCTAGAGGTTATGACCCTAACAATGCATCGTCTCATTATTTTGCGTCCGTTGTTCACCCTGCTGATGGTAGCGACTGGGTAGCTCCTAGCGTAGATGGGTCATTCTAAAAAATGAAAAAATCAAAATGGACAATCGCTTTGCATCAACAAATCGCCCAATTTAATGAAAAGCCTTTCGCATGGGGTACGCACGACTGTTGCACATTTGCGGCGGATTGTGTATTGGCTATGACTGGTATTGACCATTTATCAGCACATAGAGGCAGTTATAAAAGTGCAGTTGGAGCGGCTAGGCAATTAAAAAAAGTAGGCGGCATTGAGGCTGGTATGACTAAACTACTGGGCGAACCGATTGACCCTAAGTTTGCACAGCGCGGCGATGTTGTTTGTTTTAATAGCCCGTTAGGTGATACGGCTGGAATTTGCATGGGTAGCAATATAGCAGCGCCGGGGCTGGCGGGCATGGCATTTACTCCAATGAGTGAAGCCTTTAAAGCGTGGAGAATTTGATATGCCACCAGTCGTAGCCGTCATAGCAGCCATAACAGCGGCGCAATGGATAACAATTGGTGTAGCCGTTATCAGTGCGGTTGCGGCGGCAAATCAAGCAAAGCGTAACGCTAGGCGCATGGAAGAGGAAATGCGGCGGCAATATGAAGCGCAAGAGGCGGCTGAGCGACTAGCTTCACAGCAGGCTTTAGGTGATTCTGGTGGTATTAGTGGCGGGATCGATGGCTTTGACCGCGAAGACACTAAGATCATGGTCAAGAGTTCTAAAGCTCCTAGAACGGTGGTTTTTGGAACTGATCGCGTATCAGGGCCAATGATTCCGTTTTTCAGCTATGAACAAAACAGTATTCTTTATCACCGATTTGGCGTGGTGTTGGCAGGCCATGAATGCGCGGCTATCCAGACGGTTTATTTTGGCGATGATCCGCTCACGTTAGATAGTAATGGATGGGTTATTTCACCTGCAAAATACACACACGCCGGCCGCCCACTGTTTTTGATTGAAAAGCATCTCGGAAGTGAATCGCAAGTTGCATCAACTTTATTGATTGAAGGCGCGGCATTATCTGGAAATCCTTTGTCATGGGACTCGACTAGGCGGGGTGTCGGTTGTTGTTATGTTGTTGTCCACATGGAGGCGCATTTTGACACTCTCAAGCAAATCGGACTGCCTAATGTGAGCGCCATTGTTAGCGGCGTTAAAGCCTATGACCCGCGCACTGGGTTAACTGCCTACACGGAAAACCCTGCAATTTTGGCGCGATGGTGGTTAGTTGATAGCATCTATTGCCCTACTACTTTAGCGGATGAAATAGACTTATCCGAGCTTATCGCTAGCGCAAATGTATGTGATGAATCTGTAGAGTTTTCCGCTGGTGTATTTGGCCCACGTTATACGTGCAACGGTACTATCAACACCAATGCAAATCCATTGGATAACTTGAGTAAGTTATACGGCGCGATGGATGGGGACGTGGTTTGGGTTGCTGGTAAGTGGCAAATCATAGCCGGATATTACAAAGCGCCGACGCTCTCGATTGATGAATCGAAACTTGGAAACGGTCAAATCACGATTAGCCCATACACGCCTACAGCTAACTTGGTTAATGCAATTTCAGGGCAGTTCAAAGGCTCTGCAACAAAATATCAGGCGGCTGGTTATGGCATTATCGCCCCGCCTATTTATCAGGTTGAAGACGGTGACCAACTTTATGAGAGAAAAGATGATTTTGATTTAGTGAATGACGGCACACGTTGTCAAATGATAGCTTGGCAACGTCTATCTAGGGCGCGTCAACAGCTCGCTATATCATTAGATTGTAATTTAAAGGCATACAACGCAAGCCCGTTGCAAAACGTGACTGTTAGCCTTTCCGAGTTTGGATACAGTAACAAAGTTTTTTCAGTTCGTCGCAGGTTATTTGCGGGGGCGCATGTTGAGTATCAATTACAAGAGACAGGGCCAGAGGTTTGGGACTGGGATTACTCGCAAACTCAGGCGGCTGTAGAGATACCAAACATCAATGTGCAGGTTTCAGCTACCGTTGAGATTCTGAAAAATGTAGCAGTTTCGTCTGGCACTGAGTCGCTAATAATCAACACAGACGGTACTATTGTTAGCCGTATGCATGTTACATGGGATAAATCAACCAGTTACTTCGTTTTAAACGGTGGTCAAATCGAATGGCAATATCGTTTGTCTGATGTTGGATCTGGTGCAGGCGCTTGGCTTAACGCTCCAAAGTCAGACGGTAATGCTGTTGATGTGTTTATATCGCCCGTAGTTGATGGAGCTACTTACGATTTGCGCGGTCGTGCTGTAAGTCAAACTGGAACACGTGGCCCATCTACTCAAATTTTTACTCATACAGTTATTGGAAAAATAGAGCCTCCGTCAGATGTTCAGGCATTCACGATTGAAGGAATAATTTTAAATTGGCTACCGGTTACTGATGTTGATTTGGCTGGATACGAGCTGAGGTACAACTATGGAAGCAACATAGACTGGGGGATGGCAACACCATTGTCAACAGGGCTTATAACAGAATCGCCATTTTCATTGGTTACCAGACCAAATGGAATAGTCACATTGATGATAAAAGCCATTGATACAACGGGCAACTACTCAAAATTACCCGCGAGTATCTTTACAAATCTAGGTGACCCAGAGATTGCAAACATAGTTGAAACCATTAACTTTGACCCATTATTTTTAGGCACAATTGATGGTGCATCTGTCATTAGTGGTGACTTAATAGCTGGTGATTTAAGTGGGTTTTACGAGGAAGGAGCAAGCTCCCTATATGAACCTGACTTAGAGCCTTTTTACGCAGTTACTGACAGTTTCTACGATGATGACGATAGTTCTTTTTATAAAGATAGTTTAGATCCTTTTTACCCAATAGGGTCGTCTAATGGCCTCATTTATACGACTAATGAGGTTTACATTGGTACTGCATTAACTGGAAGTTTTGCAACTTTAATCATTGATTATGAGGGTGCTTCATTATTCGTTGAATATATGAAACCGAATAGCAATCCGTTTTATGGGATTGATAACGATTCATTTTACGGCGATGCTGCTAGTGAGTTTTACCCTGGAACTGGTGAATGGCTGCCTTGGCCTGGCCAAATATCTGTCACAAATGACATCTATCAATTCAGGGTTACCATTGGAGCTGGAACACCTCCCGCACGTATCAATGCCATGTCTTTGGTTATTGACGCAAAAGACATTTATGAGACAATAGACAATGTTGTAATCGGTGCGGCGGGCACTATAATCCCTTACACAAAAGATTTTACGTCTATTAAAAACATTCAAGCTACATTGCAGGCAAACGGATCGGGCGCGGTAACTGTTGAAATTGATAAATCAGTCCCTCTGGCACCGTTTGCCATTTGTTATAACGCAGCGCATACGGCAGTGGCTGGCGCGTCTGTTGATTTTTCTTTGAAAGGCTATTAAATGGCAACCGTAACACCTCCAATTAGAGACGACATATCAGGCACAGCGCCCAACCCTAGCAATGCGGTAGCTAGGGCTGGGTTTGGTGCTTTGCATGATTACTTAATGAATCTTTTAGGAAGTGCAGGAACGCCAGAGGCGGCTAGAACTGCGTTAGATGTTAAACAATTGCAGTCTATTGACTACACAATAGCAAGCGGGGCGCTAACATTAAAGTTAAATCCGACTAACTTAGATTTTCGCTCAACCGCTTTAACAACTGGAGCACCTACTAACGTATCAAACGCTTCGCAAATCACCACGACAATATCAAGCGGTTCAACGGGTGGAACGACTAGCGCGGTTCAAAGCGACATTATCATTCTAGCTATCAACAATGCTGGAACAATGGAGTTGGC